GCGATTTCCAAGCCAGTCTTTCTACAATATTCAACGATAGCCTCAATGTAATTGTAGTCGGTACCAGAAATCAACTTTTCAATCTCTACTGCAAACTTCATCATTTCATCTTTAGTTGGCATTATTTTCACTTAACAATTGTTTCATATAACGATTCAAATTGTTCATGCGTAGCAACTTCTTCATCATAGTTTTGCTTATGATAAACTTTAACTAGTTTGCTAACTAATCGTTTAGGTAATTGCAGGTCTTTTGCAATGGCGGTTACAGACTCTTTGATATAGTCCTTTTCACCTTCCATTCGTGTCATTGCACCAGAACATTCTTTGAGAACATCCAACAATTTCTTTTGATCTGCTGGATTAGAAATCTGATTAACACTCAATTGTACTACAGCCATAATATAACTCCTGTTTAATTATAAAAAAATATGATTAGTCCCAAAGACCTTCGTAATACTTACCAAACAGGCGAAATCCGTTTTCTTTGCGCTTTTGCCAAGCCTTTAGACCAACCCAATCTACCTTGAGTTTACTTTGATAATTACTATCATTATCCCAAGGAAATTTATCATCACATTCCGAATGGTCGAAAAATCTACCTTCGGCATCATCATCAACTTTCTGTTCAAATGTCCAAATCATTTCATCAAGAACCCATTCCCAACGAGCATGAATATTTGGGTAATCATCGTCATATGATTTATCTTCTTTATAAAAATCAAAAACGGATTGTTCTTCATACTCTTGTGTGCCTGTTGTACGCAGGTGCTCAGGAACATCCTCAAAGTCAACAAGAGGTGAACCATGTTTGGTGTCACGAAGTTGCTTAAGCATTGGTAGAATGATTGGTGCTAGAGTGCTATCCATACCCCAAGTATCCCAATAATCAATCTTCACATAGTCGATTTTTGGATGTACTACATCTAGAACTTTTCGAAGAGCTTCACAGATTGGATGTAGTCGGTCAGACCACTTATCAATAAGCGGTTCTTTATAATCAATCTCACGCCAGAAAAATACTTTCTCCAGTATGGTGTAAGGACTTAACCAATGGTTTCGGTATTTGTTGCTATACACACGCATTATTTTTTATCCTTACAAAAATTGAAATGACAGTTTTTCAACAGAACTGCCAAACTGAATTAAATTAGAACTTGTACTTGATACCCGCAGTGATGACACTACCATTAAATTGAGTAACGCCAGATTCAGCATATTGATATGCATAGTCAAGTGTTCCTGCAACCGACTTTGTAAATGGTACAGTCAAACCGAGACCAACAGTCCCTGCTGAACCACTTGTAGCGCTTTGATTGTTGAGGTATACATAACCAACTTTACCAGCAACTACCAAACTGTTCGTAGTATATAAATCATATGAGCCAGTAAGAGACCAACGATTCTGAGTAGAACCATTTAACCATGCTTGACCATATCCAGCTTCTAAACCTAGTTTGTCAAATTTCTGACCAGCGGTAACACCAGCTAAACCACCTGATGCACTACCAGTAACAGCACCACCATTAACACCAACTTCAAAAGCAGCTACGTTAAATGCTGCCAAAAGTGTTGCAATCAAAAGTACTTTTTTCATTTATAAACTCCAAAGTTAATAAGAATGTTAGGTTATTATGATACAGGGTCAACCTAACAAAAACCCAACAAATTATTTCGGATCAATAAATTTATAAAGTTTGTTTGCTTTTTCTAGAATCTTTTCTTCTGTTGGAAAATCAGGAAATCCAGGATGTGATGGTGGTGTAGTATTATTTTCCCGAGAGGTTGCAACCTGTGTGTGAAAATTTTCATCAATTACCTGACGTTTGCCATAATATTCATCATTAAGCATTCCTGCTGCCATCTTCAAAACTTCTAAGCGTACTTCATATGGATTTAAACTCATTTTACTTCTCCTTAGTGTGTGTAACTACTGTGTGTGAAACTACAAAAGTGATAGTTGATTCTGTTTCCAAGTTCAACTACCAAAACTCAGATGGTTATGCTTACGCAGCCATCAAAAAGCGATTATCGTTTGCTTTTATGGTTTTTGCTTGATTTGCGGTCATCGCCTACCGAGTTGCCGTCTCCACTATCTCAAGCTGTCGAATACTGAATACACCCCCACCTAAGAATACTGTCTGATACTCTTAGGTGGAGGTGGGCGGATTTGCACCGCCGTCCAACTTGCCTTCATTTTGAAGGGATTACAACCATGCAACCATTATATATCACTTCGCAATTTTAGTCAAGGGTGAATTCGCTAAAAACGACAATAATTGGGTACGGTACATATACTTTTGCCTAACAAAGATTTGTGGTTGCCCACCTTCTACTGCAATGGCAACAACCAAAGTATCAATTGTCTTGTTGGTCAATTCCTCAAACATCTCCGCATAAGCCGTACATTGTAGGAAATAGCTTAGAATATTTTCTTCTAATTTTTCTTTCGATGACGTTTTATAATCTATGATTGATAATCTTTTATTCCATTCTGCAATAGTATCAACACGACCAGCAATTCTCAGTTTGTCAGAATAAAGTGGTTGTTCAATTGCATATATCTTGCCGATATTTTTGTCCAATTCGGGACGCAATTGAAAAAACAACTCTTTAATATTTGGCATCATATTGCGAATTTTTAAATCACTCATTTCATTGAGTAAGTATTTTTCACAGGCCAAATGCAAAGCTTCTCCTCGGCGTGAGGCACGACCTGATACTTTGTTGGCTTCTTCTTCACCAACCCGTTTGCGCCATGCATCAATAGCATCTTTGTTCATAGAACCAAGGACTGTTGTTACTGACGGGTATGCTTTACCTGAAGGCGTATAATATAAACGACCAGATTCCGTTGTCTTTGCTTCCAACTCAAAATCTAATTCAGGTAACTTCTCATGTGTAAAAATCATTTATTTCTATTTCTTTTGGTAATACGGTCAACGTGCTTTTTAACGACTTGTGCGGTTCTAACTTCTTTGATAGATTTTTTATAATATCTTTCACCAACGGTACTGCTCGGGTGTGCCTCTGCAACCTTTGATAAAACTTCTTTCCATCCATCACCAGCCTTTTGGTCTGGAGAACCACCTGATGATGAAACAATAGCAGGTGCTGTCATCACAGTTTCAATATGTGGATTTTCAAGAAGGTACTTTTCTCTTTCTGATATCTTCATAAAAGATTCAAAAACTTCACTTGTCTTGGTATCAATAAATCTATAAGTTGGCATTAAACCACTCCGGAATATTACGACTGTTCACTTTGCCTTTCCATGAGGCTAGGTGCTGCTTATTACTTATGTAATAATTCCTATACGATGCCAAAGAATCTCCGGCAATCTTAATATCATCAGGCATAGCCGGAGTAGGTTCTGTAAATGCAATTGATGGCAGATTATCAGGTATACAATCATGTAACATCTGTACCAATCCATCACGCTCACATTTATGAACTTTACCATAACGATAGGTATATTCTTTACACAAATCTACCAAAAGATTTGATAACCAAAAATAGTTACCAATAGATTTTCTTACCCAAACAGCGGAAGGGTGATTAATGTGAGTAGCGCTGTACATGACAGATTCACGAGCATCCGATAAAATCCATCTTTTGACATTGCGACCAGTAAAAGATTTCTGTACAGATTCATCACCATCAAGAACACGATGAGCAGTAGATAAGAGCTGTGCATATTCCAGTATCATTTTAATACAATGCTTGTCATTGTGCATTTCTGCACAAATCTTTGGATCGTGATGTAAGTAAAAGATGTTCACTTCGCTTGAACCCAATTATGAACAACATCGGTCAAATCTTGATACTCATAATCAGGAGTAACACACGGTTGGAAAACACCAGTGATTTTTTTCCATAGAACGTAGTAATTTAACATATACATTTTAAATCCTATTATGTTGGTTAAACTGATTCGACAATTTTAGTAACTGTCATTGTTGATGGTTCTTCGGTGTCAGGCAATTCGGTTGCTTCCAATTCTTGCAAACTGGCCACAGGTTTTTCTGCTGTAGTATTGTGTATGCCAGCACGGCGCATATATTGTTTCAATTCATCGACATTCACTAGCTGATAGCCAGCAACTTTACGACCGTCTTTGATAACTTTAATTATACCACGCATTTTTGTTTTGATTGCCCACATATAGGTCGACAATTTATACATTTGAATTTGGTCACCCAATAGGATTCCAATTTCTTCCGTTGTTACAACCTTACCAGAAATCATTACAGTTAATACTTTTTGAGTATGATTTAATCTAACTGTTTTTACTTTTGCCATAATATAAAACTCCAATTTAATTATTAATAACTACCATGGTATCACAATACTGCCTGTAAGTCAAGCAGTTTTTTGGCAATCATTGGTACTATACCTAATGGTTGTTAGGTTAATCATGCTGCCATTGCCATCATAATTGTTGGAAACTTAGGAATCGGCATAAACTTGCTAAATGTCGATGGTCCGTTAGGAACGTATTTCACAAAACCGGTTGTATCTTTCTTGGCTTTGCCTTTTGCATACAGACCGACAACAACATCTTTAGGATCCAAGAAACGGAGGTCTGATTCATCGCCGTTAAACACAGGAGTGTCCATGTAAAATTCAGGCATTGGTACTGTTTTCTTGAGACCGAAAACTGTAGCCACGTTATAACCTTCGAACATAGCACGGTTAACATCAACGTCATTACCGTCAGCTGCCGAAAACGTCAGGTGGTAATTTTTAAAAGCTTTTACTTTACGACCAAGAACCTTGGTGTAATCGTAGAATTGTATTTCAGGAAATGCCATGAAAACATTGGTGTATGATTGTTCATTCACAAGAACCTCATACTTCTCCCATGAAAGGTCAGAAGTACCGTTCAAACGAAT